AGATACTGTTATTGAAGAAAATACTACTGAAAATGATAACCCAAAAGAATCTACAGATACTGTTATTGATGAAAATACTACCGAAATTGAGAACCATCCAGAAACAACTGATGATGTTATCGAAAACAATGACAATATTGATACACAAGAATCTAGAGATACTGTTATTGAAGAAAATACTACTGAAAATGATACACAAAATAAAAATAATACTAATTTTCTAAAACAAAACAGAATGATTGAGAACCCATTTGATAAAAACGATAATGTTCTCGAAAACAATAATAAAAATGAAAACTGTGATAAGGCGACTGGTATATCTGGATTTTTATTGGGTAAAGAAGCACGTATTTGTTACCCAAATAAACAAAAAAGTGGTGGTTCTCGAAAAAACAAAAAATCGAAAAAATCCAATAAAAAACAACGAAAAGGTTCTCGAAAAACTAAAAAATCATACAAACGACAACACAGAAAAAAATAAATTCTACGTTATAATCATAAAAACGATATATATTTTTTATATATATCGTTAATGTTCTCAAATACAAATATTTTTTGGGGTATATTATTTAAAATTATAATATCTATATCCATAATTTTATTGGGACATTGGTTTTGGAATTATTTGAAAGATACATATACAACAAAAAAAACAAAAGATTTAGTAAACATTCAAATCGAAAAATACAAAAGGATAGTTGATGAAATTCAACAATATAAACCATTTTCGAATAATCCAGGTTCTCAAAAAACAGTTTTTGAAACAGAAAATGAAAGACAAAAAATGAATGATGAATTAATAGAATTCATGAATAAGCAAATGGAAAATTAACCTTATTCCAGATAAATAGTCTCCTGCGCCTAAATATACTATCCAAATACACTCTAATAAATATTATTTTCAATATATATAAAAACAATCTGCATTTACAATATATAGTAACAGCGGATAAACACATGAGCAGAATTATAGAACTGTGCCAATCTCAAACAACACAATTAATTACACGGTTTCCAAAATTCGAACTTTCCTATGAGACAATTTCTCATAAGAAAGTTTCTAGTAATTATAATATTTGTCTTGCTATACCTATTGGTAAAAAAACGTTTGCTTGGTTTACATTTTATAATGACGAAGATGTTTGTTATACACTAGAATTAAACAAAGAGAAAAAAATAACTAAAACTACACGTATCGAAACTAATTTCAAAGATGATTTATCTCTAGGCACAGTTGTATATGGCACATACGTTATTGACGAACAATCTGGATATCAAGTCTTTATAATAGAGGATATATTTTACTATAAAGGTGTTTCGCTATCAAAACATAAATTTATTGAAAAAATAGAATGCTTAGAAGATTTTATGAAAAACACAAATCGAAAATTCACTACAAACACGGAAACGATATTTATGTTACCGGTTATGTGGGAAACAAAAATCGAAGATAATATGGAATGCCCTATAACCGTACCAGCAGATATAATTGATACAATTCCATATACAACACATCATATACAATACCGAGCATGTTATGAGATAATGCCCTATTTGAATGTTGTAATAAATCGTAAATTAAATTTGATAAATATACCAACAGAATATGTAAAAGAGTCGCATAGTAAAAACTATAATTTCTATACAATACAGTACACAATGGATTATAATAAACCACAATATAAATATCCTACTATATTTCACGTTACTGCCGACATTCAATATGATATTTATCATTTGTTTGCTTATGGCAAAGACAAAGCCCTATCGTATTATAATGTAGCATATATACCAAATTACAAAACTAGCGTATTTATGAATAGAATATTCAGGAAAATTCGTGAAAACGATAATCTTGATTATATAGAAGAAAGCGATGACGAGGATGATTTCCAAAATATGGATGAATCTAAGTATGTAGATTTAGAAAAAAGTGTATTGATCGAATGTGTATTTAATAATAAATTCAAACGATGGACACCTATTTGCGTCGTCGATAAATCCACAAAAGTTGTACATATAAATCAATTAGTAAGAGATTATTACGATAAGAATACAAATGATAATATATATAATAAAGAGATGCTGAATAAAAGACCAACATTCAAGCGATATCCAAATACACATTCAAACAATAAACCGTATAATCCAAATTATAGAAATAATCATTCAAATAATATATACAAACCAAATTATCAAACAATTAAACAATAAATATATACATAATATATATAAATATGTCAGGAACCGGTGAAACTAATTTTCAATTCAACAAAGGTGATGTTTTACCTAATGATACTACAACAGGTGTAGGTAATACTAATTTCGAAAACAAAATCCAATCTAGCCAAGTCGGTGGTAAAAAATCGAAAAAAAGTAAAAAACGCACTTCAAAAAAGCATACAAAATCATCTGGTAAAAAATCCAGTAAAAAGACAGCAAAAAAGTGTAAAAAACTATTTTGGTTTTTTTAGATTATAATCAAAGATTTCATTTCGGTATTATTTTTCAATTTCATCAAAATCATATTTAGAAACATCTAATAAACATTTGCTTTGTTTTGAATTTACTATTTTATTCAAAACACTGTTATCATTATTACTATCATCACTATCTTCCGTAGTATTGACGCATTCTGTCGTTTTCCTCTTTGGTTCAAATACTCGTTTCCATGTAGTATCTGTATTCCAATCCAAATTCATACTTTTATAATTATCCGAATCTATTTGACAAATACGATAATTACACTTTTTATAAAATCGCTTGCGTTGATTCCATTGATTTTGAAAAATATCATGACCATCTACTATATCAACTATAATAGGATTTTCATGTTTTATTCGCAATATACGGCCAACTGATTGTGTAATATCTGTTTTTGGTGTTACCATTATCAAAGATGATAATGTTTTTATATCCAATGCTTCCGCAGCCATAGCATATGTTGCTAATACAATTTGTTTCGTTTCGGTTTCTTGTAAACTTGTTTGTTTCATTCCACCCACATAATAACCAACGGAGCCTATTTTACGATGATTTACTGCCTCGTATAAATACGTCAATAATGAACGGTTATGACATAATATCATTATTTGATTTTCTGGATTTTCTTCGATTAAGTCGCGCATAACACGTACTATAAAATCACTTCTAGGACCATATTCACATAATTTCACAATCATACTACTATACTTAGGATTACCTCGAAAATCATAATCTACCATATTGAATTCCGTATTATTTGTACGATAATTTATTGCTCGAACACAAACTGGGTCATCATCCTCTCGTGATTCAGAATAAATTTTACCACCTATAAACATATATAACACTTTTGTCAATTTATCTTTACGTTCTACAGTAGCTGATATTCCCAACATATAAGGGGTAATAGTCTTAAAAAGCGTCCTTGAAAATTGCTCACTTCCTATACGATGTACTTCATCTATAATAGTCAGTCCAAAACATGAAAATGTATCAACTGGGTATTCTTTATCATATAGTGTCTGTATCATACCAATTACTATGTCTTTTTTATCAACATCGAATACTTGACCCTGAATTTTACCCACATTAGCGGTTGGTAAAAATTCCTGAATTCGTTCTATCCATTGATTCATAAGAAATTCTTTATGAACAATAATCAATGTTTTTTTCTGTAAAATCGATATAATTTTCAAAGCCATTACTGTATTATGTGTAACTGTAAAATCACCAAGTACGAATCGTCGATTGCCATCAATCTCAAAACCATAATAATCATCTTCGCCTAATCTTTCCACATTGATTCTATATTTCAATGTATCGATAACTCTATATTTGAATTTTGCCTTTTTATGTTCATATTTTACCGGTATATATTGTAACCCATCTCCATTGATAATATTTTTATAATATACAACATTATCAACATCTATAATGACATGTTCTTTTACACAAAATCCTAGTGACCTACATAAAAACGAAATATCATGCGATAATTGCTTGTGTTTTTGGATTATTTTATAATTATCCATATTGAAACAACCATCTGCGTCAATTATACCAGCTAACAATTGTAATTGTATAACGATTGAATTACATTTATAATGATGTGGAATATGTTTGTTTTTATCGGTTAATCCATATTTTTCTAAAAATTCTAAAAGCCCCTGTGTTTCTCCACATACTTCTTCGTGTAGATTACCATCTCCACCTAACCAATATCCAAACATATATGGGTCTATCTCAATGTCGTTTTTATTGAAACTAATAGGAACTCGATAACCCAATAATTGCGGTGTATTTGTATTATTTACATTATTTGGATTATTATTACGTTGTCTACAAATATTTAAATAATCGACTAACGGTAAATCGATTACAAGTTCATTTTTAGGAAATTTCAAAGATAATATATGACTTTCATTTACAATATATTCATTATCATAATAAGCAATTTTATACATCATTTCACGACCTCTCGCTATCGTAAGAACATTTCTTGGTGTAGAATCATCTCCCATAATCACATCACCAACACCAACGTCTTGTACCATTTTTATCGTACCATCATACATCATTATCGGTGTATTTTTACCCAAACATTTACCACGACCACATGGAACTTCTAATATTCCACCACCACCTTTTTCTAGGGCATCTTTACTAATTGGCGTGTCTACATATTTAGTATAAACATCGATGATTTTATCTTGGTAATCGCGTAATGGTTTTGAAAATTCTACCGATATATTATCACCCATGCCAATTTCTGAGCGACTAGGCATACCATAACGATTTATGCCATAAAATCTAGGTAAATATATTTTGTTACTATTTTCACGAAATACAGGAAATGCGGATTCTACTGGCGCACCATAACTAGCACCAAATACTTCTGGTTTGACAAATAATTCTTTTTTTAAATATTCTTCATCTTCTTTTGATAATACGGATTTTGGTATAGTATATCCTTTTTTTCCAAGATAAGATTGACAACATACTGTTTTTAAATAATCATCTGTAAATAAGAATTTTGGAGTTGGTTCAACTTTTGTACGATATTTTCGATTTGATAATTTCATTCTTTAATAGATATAGTTAATAGATATTGTTGATTTTATTTTTGATTTAGGCTAATTCAATTTTATAATCAATAGAACGAAAAAATATAATAATATTCTATAATATAATAAAATTTTAAAATGAAAGTTCCTACTGTTTTAAAATCATTAACCACTCTAGAAATCGCATTACTAATTATTTTTATCATTTATCTAGTTTTGCCAATTCAAACACCTAATTTCTTAGCTGGTTCGGTTGATTCACCTTTAGGTATGTTAGTAATTTTTATTGTTACTGTTTATTTATTTTTCAATGTAAATCCTATCGTCGCTGTTATTTACGTATTTGTAGCATACGAATTAATCAAGCGTAGTTCAAACAAACCAGGAAAAGTTAATATGGTTAGCTATACTCCTACACAAACTGCTAAAAATGCTGAATTGAAAGTAATGAACCCACCTAAAAAAACATCACTAGAAGAAGAAGTTGTCGAAAAGATGGCACCTATTGGGCATAGTGATATTAGTGTTTATACAAATAGTAGTTTCAAACCAGTCGCTGAAAATGTAGGCACTGCTTCTGTTTATTAGACTTGCTGAATAAAAAACGATTTTGATTTGATTTCATATAAAAAACTCAAATCAAATATTAGTAGAACTCTATTCTGGAGCTACACGGTTATTTTTTTCCAATAAAACCGATAATAATAAAATTAAAAACATCAATATAATTCCTCCCTGTAATCCAAACATTATAGCGAGATTTTGATTTATTGTTTTATTTGGACTAAATTGACCTGTCAAACCCAATGAAAGCATTATTATTAAATATACTATTTCAACACCGAAAATAGTCGATATATTTTTCCAAATTAAATCAAATGTTTCACCTACGAATTTTGACACATCTGCGATGCTTACATATTTAAAAATTGTAGTAAATAAATCTTGTTTCTCATCTGGATCGTCTGTTTCTATTGGATATGATAAAGTTTTTCTTTCAAATGTCATAAATTTTTCATCTTGTTTCTTTACTGTTATAAGTGCTGCGGACAGTATATAAAATACTGTTAAGAACAAACAAACCATAAAACTAATATAATCACCATTTGCTTTACCATAGCCAAATATCGATAAAATTAAAGTGGTAATAAAGATAAATATAAAAATATCCACAGTTTTGATTCTAATATAACCTTTCTCTTTCGAATTGTCAGAAGAATTTTTTGATTGTCCAAAATAATCTATTATTTTATTTATAACAATTGTTTTATAAAGTATTGGAATTCCATAAGATGCTGCTATTAATCCTATAATAAATATAACAAAATTAACTGTTGTTTTCATAAGATCGAGTTGCTGTTTCTCTTTTGATGTTTCACTATTTAATGGGATATTATAAGTAGATACTTCTTTGTCACTTACACCTGTTGGCTGACAATCGATATAAATATCTTCCTCTTTTCTCATTGTAATATTTATTCCATTAATAAGTTTATACATAGTCGGTGCGTTTATACTAAAAAGTCTGGTTGTTGTATCATAACCGGAATTGGTAGCAGAATTATAAATAACTAAAGCAGTATTATCAACAATCATTATAGGCGATGTATTAACCATTACAATTTTATTCGCTCCATCATTGTATACAATACATTTATCGGCTTTTGTAATAGCGCTATTCATAACTATTGGTGTATTGATAACATCTGTATCCATTATTTCTATTGTTGTATCAATATCGGAACCCATTTGTGTTTGTCCTGGATTGTATTTTTTTAATAAATAACAATTATAAAGTTTAATTGAATTTGATATAGATGTGTGTTCTATAACCAATTCACCAATTATATTTGGGTCTGAATCACGACCAGTAGTTAATCCTTGTATATTATTATGTAGTAGACCATAATAGTAAATATTTTTTACATTGAATTTTTGTGGCGTAGTATCATTAATACTAGTATATTCAATATTTGGTGTAGAAGTTTGATTTATGTATGGAATACTAAAATAATTCTGGGTTGAGATATTATGAGGTCCTCTTATTTCACTTTTTTGAATAGTAATTGATGGATAATCATATAATATTTTTTCTTTCTCTGAAGCTGTATAAATATTATTATTTAATTCAAAAACAGACATTATATATATTTTGTATATAGTTTATTTACACCAATGTTATATTAAACCGTCGAAGAAATAAATTGAAATTGTTGCGTTTCAATTATTCAAGTGTGTAAATATGAAAAATTGCTAAATAAAAATTCTAGAGGAAGTCATTTGCTTCGTTTTTTTGATTGTTTTTTTGATTGTTTACACATTTTCTCATTCAATACGCTCATAATGGGCGTGTAATTGAGTGATAAAAGTAGTCAACTTTGCGCATATTTAATGCGAAAAGTTGTAAAACGCTCATTTTTATGAAATTATATATACATACATATATATATTATGAGTGTTGATATTGAAATATCTATAATAAAATATAATGACGTACTTGTTTCTGTATTGAAACAATACAAAGATATAAATTCTAAATACGCTTGTTTAAGCCCAGATGAAATAA